GGGTAGGATTGTGAGCGATTACGAAGATCTAGCTAGTGAAGCTAGGTATCAGGCGCTAGAGGAACAAGAAAATATCTGCAACGAGTGTGGCGAAGTCCTGGGCGTGAACTTGTAATAACGCTAATTGTACTTACTGGCCATCACAGGAGGACACAGACAAATGATAAGACTACTAATAAAAACTGTCCTAGCTAGCATAGGCTTAACCGTCGGCATGGTTGTAGCTATTGCGGTGGCTGTAAGGCTTTGGGGGTAGTATGCTCAAGCTTTACGATTGGCAGCAAAAATATTTAGAAGACTTGCCCAGAAGTGTAATAATGACGGCTCAGACCGGCACAGGTAAGACGCTAATGGCTATGAGCCACGCTATGCCTGAGTTACCTATTCTAGTCATAGCGCCACCGGCTAAAGTGAATAGCCACGACTGGCAAGAGATCGGTGAGGATATGCACAGACCCATAGAGCCTGTTAGTTTCGGTAAGGTGGCTAGAATTGTAACGCCAAACTTCCCTTATATCCTGATTGTCGACGAGATACACTATGCCAAAGCAGCTACTAGCCAGCGAGCTAAGGCGGTGATACGGCTAGCGACTGACCCGAACTGTAAGCAGGTTATAGGACTGAGTGCAACGGCTATCCCGAATGGTTACATAGATTTACAAACTTACGGTATACTTTTCGGCTGGTGGCGTAATAAGACTGAGTTTATGCGCCAGCACGTCCTAACAGACCGCTCAAGAGGTTTTCCACGCATAATAGGCTATGTGGGACAGGATAAGCTTAAGCAGCTATGGCAGCGTGTAGCGTTCGGACTAGATAAGAGTTATCTCAGGCTACCAGACTTGATTAACATAACAACTACAATCAATCTAAGCCCGAAACAGCGTAACGAGTATAAGGTTATTAAGACCACTAGAGAGCTACCAGACGGCACGATGCTGGACACACCGAGCAAGCTACATGCAACACTTAGGCAATACCTGAGTAAGACACGCACACAGGCGCTGGAAGCGGTGCTAGACGACACAGATGAACATATCCTAATATTTTACAGCTATAACGCTAGCAGGGATGCTATTTTAGAGGTAGCAACGAAGTATAGGCGTAAGGTCTATGAGCAGTCAGGACACGCCAGCAATTTGCCAGACGGTGTACCGACTGAGCCAAGCATTACATTGCTTCAGTACCAATCAGGTAGCGCCGGACTGAACTTGCAATATGCCACGATCTCTATATTCTATGAGCCAAGCTATAGCTGGATGGACATCGAGCAAGCGAAAGGGCGTAATTATAGAGGAGGACAAAAGAAAATGGTTAGACACTACTGGTTTAAGGTAGACAAAACCATTGACACCGCAGTGTACAAGTGCATACGCGAATAAGCAGGACTTTAACGATAATATGGTTGACAGTGATACAGACCTGTGATACAATGATAGAGTAATAATATAAGACCGGAAGGGAATTAAATATAATGACAACTAAAGACGCAAAAGCAATGGTACTGTCACAAGACCACAAAGCTTTACTAACCAACTATGCTAAGAATTACTTAGCAGTTAAGCAAATTGAAAAGGATATGAAGGCAGAAGTTGCCAAGCTTAAAGAAGTAATGATCGAGAATAACGTACTCGAAATTAACAACGGTGAGTATATCTTGACACTATCCCCAGTCAATGGAGTTAAACAGATTGAGGGGGGTGAGGTTGCCGAGGAGTTCACTAAAGTGGTACTAGATACTGCTAAGACAAACGCTCATGTAACACTTACAGGCGAATTGCCAGCAGGTGTCGAGCGCACAGTCACTTACAAATTAAATGCACCGAAGGAGGTAATATAATGTTAACACTTTTAATCATAGCCCACTTGCAATATACGCAAGGCTGGACTATGCACTTACAACCAGTGCAGCCTAGGGTTGTAGCACAGCTACACTACCCAGATGTAAATGGTATACGACTACAGCCCGCACACCTTACAGTAGTTAAGACTTGGGGGTTAAAGTAATGAGTATAGAAGAACAGTACGCACCAGTAACGCATAGTCACCCAGACTGTCCAGTATGCAACAATGTAGCACTCATTCAGGACGTACCAGTAGCACGCAATGATTGGGATAAGCTGATGATAACTGTCAGGAATATGGACGCAAGAGTGCGTATACTAGTAGGTAAACGAATAGAAGTGAAGGAGGAAAAATGAGCCGCATCATCGTAGTAATCGGATTCAGTGGTACTGGTAAGACATTCAGTCTTAAAGGACTAAACAAATCTGATGTAAATCTAATCTCACCGACTGGCAAGGAGATGCCATTCAGGAGTGATATTAAGGTAGTTAAGACAGACCTAGAGAGTCTACCGGCCGTAGCATTGGCTGCACCTGCACCGATAGTAGTGATTGACGATACTAACCAGTTCTTCACACTCTATCAGGGCAAGCACGCACTCGATAAAGACCAGTTCTTTGTGTTCAAGTCTATTGCTAACACATTCAATACACTAATTGAGAAAATCGTTAGCAAACCAACTGACCAGAACTACTACGTCTTTGCACACATTGACACAGATGATACTGGCAGGCGTAAGTTCAAGACTACTGGTAAGTTTATTGGTGACAATTTACAGCCAGAGAGTTTGACCAACGTAGTGCTTGAGACAGTCTATGATGACACTGAGAGTGAAGTTAAGGACCGCTACAAGTTCGCAGTACATAAGTTAGAGGGTTCAAGCCCAGTTAAGACACCGGAGGATATGTTCAGTGTTGATATGATAGCTAACGACCTATCTCTTGTAGACAAAACTATCCGAGCATATTACAAACCACAAGTAACTAAGGAGAAGAAATAATGGCAACACCAGATTGGTTAACCGAAGCAATAGTAAACTCAGGCAAAGAACCTAGTAGCGGTAATGGATTCGCTCCAGGTGGTCATACCGTTAAAATCGGTATGGCTGAGGCTACGACCGATAGTAAAGACCGAGATATAATCAAGGTCACTGTTATTGGTGACAACGATGAAGAGGGTGAGGCAACTCTGTGGCTTCATACTGCTGGCGGTAGTAAAATGGCTGTCACTAAGGTGCTCGGTATCCTAGTACATAATGTATCTGAGGATAAAAAAGCAACTATCTCAGACTTCGGCAAGCGTGTATTCGCTAGTGTTAAAGAGCCAGCAGATGTCAAATCTGGGCTTCTACAAATCCTAAACGAAAAACTAATCGGTAAAGAGGCATACATCTACGCTGAACCACAAGAGAAGTACGACACTACTAAGTATGTAGATCTATGGCACTACGACCAAAGCAAACGTACTCCTAAGGGCGCACCCGTTGACCACGACAACACTGTGGATAACATAGACGGTGAAGAGGTGGAAGTATCGGATGACCTCTTCGACTAACCCTGTGCTGGAGTATCTGCTTGAGTTCAATAAAGATACTGCGATTGAATACAGTGACAGGTTTGTAATACCAGCTGGTGGACTAGCCAAAATGCTGGAAAACTTTGAGGGGTTTCACCTCAACAGAGTAGAGGTAGTGAAGTCAGAACTGTCACCGGCAGAAGAGCAGACCACTAAAGATGACATAACAAAATTACTGGAGATGTTAGATGATTAGATTTTACAATATGCCACAACGCTCCGACCAGTGGTATACCTACCGAAAGGGTCGTTGGACTGGCTCAACAGCCATAGACCTGCTTAAAGGTAAGAAATCACCACCTGAGAGCAACGGAGACTACGATAACAAATATATGCTGCGTGGACGTGTGCTAGAGCCACTGGCTATCGAGGCATACGAGAAGTACACGGACCAACTAGGTTTGGTTAAGCAATATGGATTCATTACCAATTCTAAATACAAGCACGCTGGCTATTCACCTGATGGAGTTATTGGTAACACATTGCTAGAGGTGAAGTGTTTAGGTGAAGAGAACCATACCAAGCTGTTCGATACTATCCCTGCAAACTATATGGCACAAATCCAATTCGGGTTACTAATTAGTGAGTTACCTAAAGCTCTACTTATTGGTTACAATCCCGATCACGACCAGCCTTTGTTCACTATAGAGGTCAAGCCAGACCCAGCTATCCAAGCTAATTTGATAGCTAAGCTGAAAGCCACTGAGCCTAAGCGTAAGCCTAGCCAGATGAGAGCTGCTAAAGCCTATATCCAGAATAATCCTGATAAAGTGAGAGAATCGAACCATAAACGGTATCTTAAGAGTAAGGGGTAAATATGAACCACCATCACAACTTTAAAATAGTCCTAGCCGAAGTACTCCAAAACGGTGCTTATAGGGTTACTAAAGAGTGTGAATGTGGCGAAGAAGTAGTAGAAGAAAGTGCTACTGGTACTTGGCAAAATATGTAAAGAAAGGAACATGTAATGAGTAAAGAAATCCAAGGCAAGCTATTTAACCAAGATGTATTCAGCATTAAGGATATAGAAACACTTGTATCAGTAGAGCGTGTAGCAGAAGCCAGAAGGATAGATGCAGCAGCTAAGATAGTCCAAACACTAAAGACTAACTCAGAGATTATAGATTTAGAGGTTAAAGAGTTCCCTGAGTCGTTACCCGTAATTAAGCTGAGGGAGAAGTAACTATGAATGACTTGCAACAGTTACGAGTAGAATCACGAATAAGTGAAATATTAACCAATCTAGAAAATGCGGTTGAATCTTCTACAGTCAGTCGTATAAATGGCAGAACAAGTAATAATAGAATGGTACATGGCAAGTTTGTTGATGAAATCATGCAATCAATCACCACCACCATTGAAGCGGAAGTGGTGAGCGAACAGCAGGAAATACTAAAGTTTGCTACTAGAGTACAGTCTAACGGTCAGTTTGTGCCTATTGAAGCAGGGTTAATCCCTTGGCTAGAGCAACGCCTACAAGCCGCCCAGCAGCAGCCTAGTGAAGACAAGGAAGTTATATGAACCTAGATAAAGAAATTGCAAAACGTGAACACGCTATCCAGATGTATGGCTTTGATGTTTGGGGTAGTTCTGCTGGAAGTAACGTAGACAGAATGAAAGAGCTTCGCAAAGAGATTGAAAACCTGAAGAAGTATGGCAAACCTAATCCGAAATGGTGGCAGAAATGGTAGATAAAGAATTAGAAGGCTTAATTGACAAGTACACGGACTATATGGAGTGTGACGAATACCACATCCACGGGGACAGCACAGAAGAGTATGAAGAACGTTACAACCGCCTCACACAATTAAACAATGAAAGAATAGAGGGATAGCGATGAAAGCAATAGACATCAACCATACATTCGTAAAAACCCCCGTCAGAATAACTATTGACGGCAAGAACTACCCAATTACCCGACGCAATATTGAGATTGTGAATGAATACTGGGACACTAACGCATGAGACTGTTTTAGATAAACTTCACGAGATAGTATTGAGTTTTGTATGACCCCCACCCCTACCAATAAAGCTATTAGTAACGAAGAACCACCACATAGGGACTTCGAGAAAATGGTTAGTGAAATAAACGATTTAGTTGAGACTGACTTTTCTTTTGATATGAGTTGCAAGCGTGGTCTGCCTGACCAAAAAGATTTTACCCAAGATGAGGCAAAAGAGATGGCTGGAATTATCGGGCAAGTCTACTCTATAGCCCACGGAATAACTTGTATTTGCGGTAACAAATATGCCCACCCTAACCCCAACAAAGAACACCAAGACAAAGGTTCGGGCTTTACTCACCACCCAGATGATGATTGTGCGACCCCTGACCCTAAACCCAATACTGTAGAAGTGATTGAGCGATGGGTGGCAGGTGGTGCTACTGAATATAGCGTTGATGGTGGCGAAACTTGGTGGACAAAAGAGCAGTATAAAATCCTAACCCACCTAATCCAAGAAGCCAACACGGAGCTTATTAGTAAGTTAGAAAATCTCAAGCTAACAGGAGATACAGTTTTCGACCCACCACTAGGCAAATTCACAAAGATATATAAAGACGGCTCTGCTTTTGATGTACACAATGCAGTTCTAGACAAAGCCATATCACTAATAAAGGGAGATAAGTGATGAGTAAACTTCTACATTCAGAACAGCAGTTGTTACACGATTGGGCGGTTTTAGTTAGAGGTATGTTCGACTCTATGCCTTATCACGTTGGTTCGTTCTACATTATCCAGTAAAGCTAAGACCCATAGAGATGTTGATGTTCGGGTATTGCTAGATACCAAAGACTTTAAGAAGTTGCAAAAATTAGTAGATATAGACCGACTATCTTTAACTGTAAGCCTTTGGGGTCAGGAAGTTACAGGTATGCCAATAGATTTTCAGGTGCAAGATAGAGATTATGCTAACGAGAAATACGGCAGAGCTACGGGCAATTACAGGAGTGCGCTAGCTATCAGTGGCGTAATAAAAGGCGACGGCTACGACCACAGCCCCACCCCAAAGAAACCTAACCCAATAGAAAAAGAAGGTGAGTAATGGAGTCCGACCCAATCACAGACGAGCAAGTTAGTGAATACTATAGAGAGAAATTCCAAGCCATTAAAGACGGGGCAACTGAATACGTTGTGAGGAACTTTGATGCTGACCACGGCAGAGTTTATGACCTCTACTCCTACATCGGTGGCAAGGTAGTCAATCATGGCATGGTTCACGAAGAATACGGCTATGGCTCATTTGCCTACAAAGAAGTAGATGGTCGCACCCAAGCACTATAGCGACCAGCCCATGCACCCAGATGAAGCTAAACAACTATTATTAAGGGAGATTGAAGATAATGCGTAACGATGACCAAAAAAAGTTTATACATGCTCTACAAGAG